GCCGGGATGGAAAGCGGACATCCGGATGATAATATCGAGGGCGATATCAACGAGGGTGCCCAGACCGTTGAAGATCTTGAAAAGAGTTGGCCGCTATGAGGTATATTGGTGTTGACCCTGGCCTTGATGGCGGTTTGTCATTGATTGACCGGGATGGGAAAGCTTTGGAATATGAGCGAATGCCAGACGTATCTGGTATCGACCGTTTCTTCAGGAATGCGGCATATTCAGCAACCCCCGAAAGTGTTATTTGTATTTTTGAGGAGCATAAAGGTGGTAAATCCGGTGTTTCAAATGCTGCAGCTCATAAATCGGGGGGGCGTTTCTTGGGGCTTATCCAGATGGCCTGTGCGGTCTATGATGTGAAAATGATCTGCGTCACTCCTCAAGAATGGAAAAGTTATTTGGGGCTGATAAAAAGAACGCCTAAAGGGTGCTTGAAATCTTCTGATAAGGAAAAAAGGGAAGCAGCCAAAGCAGCAAGTATCCGACTTTGTAAAGATCATTTTCGCGGTATCAACCTGCTTGCTACGCCTAGATGTACCAACGAGCACGATGGGATAGCAGAGAGTCTGCTTCTCGCGTCGTATGGAAGACTGAGAAGACTGAAATAATTGTAATTGACAGATCAGTTTCAGGTGGTTTATTGTTGGGCAACAATTTCTAAAACACCAGAGGGCCGCAAAAATGTAAAGTCATAGATGGTCCGGATAAGGATGTTGATCTCCCTGGACGCTGGATATCTTGGATCAACTACATGGCCCGCACGAAGCGGGGAGGGTGCAGTAAGGCCCTCCCCCAAATAAAACTGAATATCAGCTCTGTCGGCGGCACCCGGCCTTGCAAATTTATCTTTTGACTGGCATCAGCCAGTAAAAGGCAACTAACCTCCCCTGAAATCGTGCCGGATTTCTCGGGGGGTTTTTTGTTATTTTCACGACTGGGCAAGCAGTCCAGGGGGTGCCGTGAAACGCGGATATATTATTTTATGGCGATGCATCAGGGACAACCATTTTTGGCAGGATAAACCATTCGATAGGTCCCGAGCTTGGATTGATTTGTTGATGATGGCGAACCATACAGACGGAATAATTAGGTCAAGAGGGATATCTGTTCCAGTGTCAAGAGGGCAGGTTGGTACATCAGAAGTTGTAATGGCCGACAAATGGGGATGGAGTCGGGGGAAGGTCCGGCGATTTTTGGCAGAGCTTAGAAAACAGGGGCAAATAGTACAGCAAAATAGCAACGTAAACAGCTTAATTACAATAACAAATTATGATTTATACCAAATGGTCAGCACAGCAGACGATACAGCAAACAGTACAGCAGACGGACAGCAAACAGTACAGCAGACGGACAGCAAACAGTACCCTAAGAAAGAATGTAAAAGAATGGAAAGGAATGAAGAGAATGAAAATACATCATCTTATAAGATGACGATCAACGATTTCTCTTTTCTCTACTCTGATAAATTCGGAAGCAACATGCCGGGAGGATGCCGTAACATGGCGTCGGAACTGTGCAGCCAGTTTTCTAAAGATTCGATTGTCCAGGCATTCGATACGGCATCGGTTCAAGGGATATGTACAGTTGCTTACGTCAAGGGCGTTCTAATGGGCAACGGGAAACAAAAACAGGATATCGAAGAGTTTGATCCGACAAAAGACTATCCGGAAGGTTCATTCTACTACGATTACAAGAAGTCAATGGAAGTATAACGTGTTCTGGACTGGCAGGATACCGGCAATCAGTCACAATGCAGTGAAAAGCAGTTTCGCCGCCGCTTCTACATCTACGGAAACGGCCATTAGTTTTAACGATTCAAGCATCACCTGACGGTTTTTGGTCAGGTGCATGCGGTGGTTATAGTGCGTAAGGGGGTTTTTATGGTATGTCCACAATGCAAGTGCAAAGTAACTTATGACTGTACTCCTGACGACATGCAGGATGATTACGAGCGTGAAAAGTGTTCAGCCTGTGGGTGTGTCTTTTACAGCATGGATGCCGAAGACGAGGACGATTACCCGTATGACGACTTGAACGACTGCCCACAATGCAAAGGAACCGGCACGTATTGGGATATGCCTTGTGACGGATGCGATGCAACAGGCCGATTGCAGTATTAAAGGAGATGACGATGATTCAAGAACTTGACACCCACTATTTTGCAATGCTGACCACGCAACGCGGGACTATCACTCCGATGATGGACGGTGAAGATCTGGCGATATTTATTTCTGAGGACGAATGCGCTGATGCTGCAAGGCAAACTGTTCTTGGTGCACACTTCGGATTTGAGGTTTTCGCAGAGGGTCACGGGGAAATTCAGGGATAGCACTATAACACTAAGCTGACGTGCAAGCGCAGCGCAGTCGCGTCAAGCGGCTGTTATACGGAGCACCTATGCAGACAAACTATTTGAAGCAGGCGCTTGACGTACTCGGGAAATCGCATTTTAACCGACTATGGCCGGAAGATTCGATTAAGCTGCTAGGGTATGAGGTTGTCGATATCAGCGATAAGGCAATGGTCGAGACAGTCAAGCGCGTGCGGCTGGAAATGTCGCCATCCGCATTTCCCGCATTATCTCGTATCAAGGAAATGTTGCAGGCGGAACAGAAGAAAATCAATCTTGCATCATCTCCCGATGAACCATTGAGTCGCAGAGACAATGACCGACAATGGGCAGCAAGTAAATTCGGGGAAGGTGCCAGCGAGTATCACAAGCGAGCGTCAAACTTTGCTATCAAGGTATCGGAAGGATCTTTGTCATTAGAAAATCAGGTCAAAACATGTGAGATGTTTGCAAAGAGTTATCCTGGCGTAGGGTGGGATGAAACGTTGAAATACATGCTACAACGTACAAGAGGTGAGGTGACACCATGACTGGATCAGGTTGCAGATGATGACACTGAGGGTATGCGGTGGATTCAGCAGTTTATTGCAGAGTCGGTTTAACGATCAGCTTTGACCGGGGCGGGTTTATCGCCTCCGGTCGAAAAAGCTGGTTAAACCGGATTTTGAAAGGACAAGTCATGAAAAATTGGGACGATGTATCGGCACAGATGCAGTTGAACGGGACGCCACTTTCTGTCCTTGGCTACTGCCGGATAGCATTTGACGAGGGCCGGGGGAGCTACGACTTACTGAAAGCCTCTTTTGAGGACAATGCAACCGAGACGATCCAACTCCGCGAGAAGCTTACTGCTCAGTGGCAGCGGGCGGAATCAGCAGAAAAGCAAAACGCCGAAATGAAGGATTTGTTGCGAGATATTTACAAAGTCTGCGGTGCCAGTTCAAGAGCCAGCCACCGGGAACAGACGGCGATATTCCAGCGGCTACGGGATGCGCTCGGGGTATCGGTTTAACGGCTTGAGGGTCTGGGGTGGCGGCTTCATGCCATCCCAAGCACCCGATGGTTATATTTCGTAGGAGGTTATTGTGGAACTAAAACACTGCCCATTTTGCGGCAAACCGGCACAATGCAAAGTTGAAGAGGACCATCACGGTAACTTTTATTCTCTGGGATGCAGCAACACCGATTGCATTGCCCATGAAATTTACTACACCATGACAGAAGATGATTTGCCGATGGAGCAAGCCGCCTTTAACTGGAACAGGAGATTCGTATGAGCGAAAAGCGAGAAATACTTGAACAACTGAGAGCAGAAACACTCAGGGATATGATTGTTGATTTATGGGCGGCAGTGGAACGCCGAGATACTGATTTAGAATTTGCTTATAAGCGCGCCAAGGTATTGGCTGACTTATTGGGTATTCCGGTTCACGAATCGCCGGAAGTAACTGGAACAATTCTTGGTCTGGTTCGCGGCAGTGTTGAGCGTATGATTGCAGAACGTGATCTTTTTAAAAAGGAAACTGTCGCCCTGGCGAAGGATATTCAGGCGACTCCAGTGTATCTGGTTTGCGCTCAGTGGGAACCGATTGAAACAGCGCCTAGGGACGGCATTCCGCTTTTGCTTTGTACTGATGGAGGGATCGTTTTTGTCGGCAAACTGAACAAGCACCTGCAGTTGTGGGTTGACGATCAAGGCAGGGAGAGGTTTAGGACGGTATGTTATTGGATGCCGTTACCTAAACCGCCAACACACATTGCGGAGGTGATGCCTATGATAAGCTAAAAACAACATGGTGGGACAAAAGTGCGCTGATTGGATGCAGCGCACTAAACTTTTTAACCGTCAACCAATTGGCGAACGTCAATACAATGGCGTTTTTATATTGACAAATTAATCAATTCCTGTACCGTTTTAGTCTATGGACTTTCTCGGTGCGATAAAACTGTATCAAGGGAAGGGACTCGGGGCGCAAACCTCTGAGTCCCTTTTTCTTTTATGAGCAAGAGAGAAATTCCACCGCTAAGGCTGGCGTTCATCAAGCATCTGTTGGCTGATCCTGAGATGTGCGCTACCAGGGCATACAAGGCTGCAGAGTATAAAGTAAAGAATGATTCTGTTGCCGCTGTCGAAGGTATGAAGCTCCTTAGAATCCCTTATATTAAGGAAGCTATTGAAAAGGAAAAGGAAAAGAGGGCAAAGAGGCTCGATGCATCTGTCGACAAAACTCTTCTGAAACTGATGAGAGGACAGGAGTTTGATGTTCGCAAGCTTTATAAACAGCACCCAAAAGAACCTGGCCGGATGATATTAAAGATGCCGTGGGAATTGTGCGACGAGGCGGCGGCGGCAGTGGTGGGCGTGAAATACAAGGACGGTCTGCTTGAGGAGTACAAGATTATTGATGTGCTCGGGTGCACGAAGTTGGTAGGGAACCATATGGGCATGTTCACAGATAAAATAGATATTTCAGGCAGTATTGATCTTGCAACAAGGATCATCAATGCACGCAAGCGATCCAACAAAACTGACTGACGATCAACTGGCTGAAGACATGGGCCGGTTTTATGACGATCCTCTTGGATTTGTCATGTATGCCTATGAATGGGATACTGATCCGGCTCTTGGTATTGTTGAACTCGCTGAACCTTGGGCAACCCGCTATTGCTGCAAATATGGCCCTGATGAATGGGCCTGTTTATTTCTTGATGAATTGGGCGAGAAGATCAAAGCGCGGAACTTCGACGGGCGGAATGCTGTAGAACCTATCCGAGAGGCTATTGCTTCCGGCCATGGTATCGGTAAAAGCGCCATGGTTGCCTGGTTGGTAGATTTCATTATGTCGACAAGGCCATTTGCAAAAGGTGTGGTCACTGCCAACACAGGGCCACAGCTTGAGACAAAAACCTGGGCGCAGGTAGCGACATGGACGAAGCGCTGTATAACTGGTCACTGGTTTATTGTCACTAACGGCAAGGGGTCAATGAAGATGGTCCACAAGGACTATCCTGAGTCATGGCGGTGTGACGCCCAGACATGTCGAGAGGAAAACTCAGAATCTTTCGCAGGACTTCATGCCGTCAACTCGACACCGTTCTACATTTTTGATGAGGACTCTAACGTTCCTGAAAAAATACATGAAGTGGCCGAGGGTGGCTTGACAGACGGTGAACCGATGATGTTCCGCTTTGGCAATCCAACTCGGAATACTGGCTCATTCAAGGACTGTTTCGGTAAACAGCGCCACAGATGGAGTACCAGACAGATAGACAGCCGGACGGTGAAGATCACCAATAAAGAACTCATCAAGCAATGGATTGCTGATTACGGTATTGATTCCGATTTCGTGAAGGTTCGTGTCCTGGGTCAGTTCCCATCTAGTTCCGTCAAACAGTTCATCCCTTCTGATTTGGTCGATGAAGCACGTAGGAGGAGAGTCACGGCAAAGGACGTACAACATGCGGCAAAGATTATCACGCTTGATCCTGCATGGAGCGGTGAGGATGAGTATTGCATAGGGCTCAGACAAGGGCTTTTCTTTAAGATGCTTTGGACGGCAATCCAGGTTGAGGATGATGTGTTTCTTGCTAAGAAACTCGCGGATCTGGAAGATGAACACAAGGCCGACGCGGTGTTTATCGATTTTGGATTCGGCACAGGCGTGATGAGTGTCGGTCAATCATGGGGGCGTGCCTGGCGGTTGGTCAACTTCGGCGGAAAGTCCAATGACCCAGCCATGCTGAACAAGCGCGGTGAAATGTGGAATGGTGTCAAGAAATGGCTCTCAGAGGGCGGCTGTCTTGAGGAGTCAGATCAAGTGCTTGCTGATGATCTCATCGGGCCTGAATACCACGTTAAACTGGACGGAACTATTGTCCTTGAGTCAAAGGACGATATGAAACGTAGGGGCATACCTTCACCGAATCGTGGTGATGCTCTGGCCTTATCTTTCGCATATCCCGTTGCACCCCGAGGGTTCAGACATAGTGGAACCGCAAGACATGCATCTGAGTACGATCCTTTCCAAGTTGTCGAACAGGCCAACGCTGCGGCTGGCAAGCACACAGTCGATTACGATCCATATTCACACTGAGGAGGCACCATGTTTTACAGACTACTGCTCACGATACTGATGATTCCGCTCGGCTGTTTTGGCGGTGGATCTCCGAATGTGCCTCCTCCCGCTCCTCCGCCTCCCGAGGAACAAGACGCTGCGGTGATTGCTGGCCGTGACAAAGAGAGAGCACGACGGAGGGCCGCTGGTGGCTCTACGATGTTCTCCGGTCCTATGGGGGCAACTGGCACGGCTCCGGTGCAGGCGAAAACACTATTCGGGAATTAAGGGTCCGGTGCGTCTGGTACGGGCATGAGAACCGAGTCCGATCCCTCGGGTAAATGTAGCGGGTAATTGGCCAGACGCACCGTGATATTTTTTGATATGAGTAAACTTTTCCTGACGGAATGCCAGAATATGCGAGGAAACACTTTAGAAGTTTAGCGGCAGTAAAAAGAGGGTGGCCATGATAGACAATGAAACCTTGAGACAGTCGCTTGACAGACGCATGGGCGCAATGGATCTCGAACTTAATACCTTCCTGCCTCATTATCGTGAGTTGACCGACTTCCTCTCTCCCCGTACCGCTCGTTATCTGACAGTCGATACCGTCAAGGGGCAGAAGGCCAATCAGAAGATAATCAACGCGACGGCCACTAAATCACTCAGGACTCTCAGGTCTGGCATGCACGCCGGCATGACATCTCCGGCTCGGCCATGGTTCCGCCTGATGACTGAAAACTCTGATCTCAGGGACTCGGGCAACATCAAGCAGTGGCTATTCATCGTTGAAGAAAAGATGCGGGTCGCTCTGGCCAAGAGCAACTTTTATAATACTATGCCGATGATGTACGGCTCTCTTGGGGCTTATGGTACTGCGTGCACTGCCATGATCGAGGACGATGAGTCAATGTTCCGGATGTATACCTTCCCAACTGGGTCCTATCGCCTGGCGCTCAACGAGACGCTGCGTGTTGATACCATGTACCGCAAGGTCCCGATGACCGTTCGGCAGATCGTCAACCAGTTCGGGGCGGAGAACTGTTCCAAGGCAATCACACAGGCCTATGACCGGGGGGAGTATACTGCAGTCCACGAGATAGGCCATGCTGTCGAGCCGAATCCCGATCATGATCCAGGTTCGTTGATGTCAAAGGATAAGCCGTTCCGGTCTGTCTATTGGGAGCTGAGTTCGGCAGAAAAGGGTGTACTGCAGATCAAGGGCTTTGAAGAGTTCCCTATCATGGCTCCCCGGTGGGATATCTTTGCTCCTGATGATATCTACGGCTATTCTCCTGGTATGGATGCACTCGGGGCGGTCAAGGGGCTACAGCTGTACGAGCGTCGCAAAGCTCAGGCAGTCGGCAAGATGGTCAACCCTCCGATGCTGGCCGATACCTCGCTGCGTACTACAGGCTCAAGCATTATCGAGGGCGGTGTCACTTACATCGACAACCTGGCCGCACAACAGCATGCCGGATTCCGGCCTGCATACCAGTTTAATCCTCAGATTGGCGAACTGCGGGAGGACATTCAGGAGATATGTCAGGAGATCCGCTCCCACTTCTTTGAGGACTTAATGCTGGC